AATAGCAAAAGACATTATCAATAGAAAAGGAATGTATCATAATTTAGATGAACAAGATGCAGCTAAAATTTTAAAAAGTGTAGATCAAAATATAAAACCAGTAGAACCAAAAGCATACGGCGGCATCGCAGGCATGCTGGGTGAGAGAGATGGATATCATAGAGCAGGTATTGTTCATGCAATAGAAGAACATAAAGAACTTGAAAAAGATTTAAATAAAGAATTTAGATTTTCACCACGTATGTGGGATGCAAAATATATGGATCGTAAATATCCTGAAAAAACTTATCGTCCTTATAAATCACTTGAAGATGTTCCACCTGAAGTTTTAGCTATATTAATGAAAGACCCTACTTTTGATCCAAAAGCATTTTTAGAAATGGATTGGGCTGCACCTGGTCATACTATTGGAGAGAGAAAATATAGAGGAGATGAAAAAAAATTTGGGAAACTTCCAGGAGGAACCTACTACGGTATGTCAGGAGAAATGCTTCTTAATTTTCCAGAATTTAGAAAAGGCAAAAAAGGAAAAGTTCCAGCACCTTTTCTTGATTTTGATAGAATGTCTAATGAACAAAAAGCACAAATCATTTTACATGAACTGAGACATAAAAATATTTTAGAAAAAGAACAGTTATATGAAGCTCAACCTGAATGGGTTAAAAAACACCGTCGTGGTATTGACTATGCTAAAGAGCGAGCGTTCACTACACAAAAAGGACCAGAAATTACTGAGCATCCTGGAGTAAAATATAAGGAACTTGAGAAAGGTTTTATTCCTGAGAAATACCTTACAGGACATGAACTATTTAATTGGTTTATGGATGCCAGAAAATTTGGACCTCAAAAAGGTAAAGACTGGTATCCTTACTTTGATAAAATACTAAAAGACCATTGGGAACCTCATGCTAAAGAAATAGATAAACGTTCGATGGAATTAAAATCAAAACCAGAGCATCTAGGATTAGCAGACGGCGGCCTTGCTCCTTTGCTCGGTGAACCGACATACGCGGACGGTGGACGAACTGGGTTTAAGAAAGGAACTAAATTTGATCCTAAACGTAGAACGGTTTTAAAAGGAATAGCGGCTCTATCCACTATACCCTTTATCGGTAAATATTTTAAATGGGCAAAACCTCTTGCGAAATCAAGCAAGGTTCTAACTTCAGTCCCAATTGGAAATGCAGCTGGCATGCCAGCGTGGTTCAAGCCTCTTGTAAATAAAGTTATTAAAGAAGGTGACGATGTCACTAAGAAATTTGCAACGAAGGAAAGAGAACTTGTTCATAGAGCTGAAATTGACAAAGATACAACTGTTGACGTGATTCAAGATTTAGATACTGGAAATGTTAGAATAGAATACGATGCAGCCGACAATCTGGGTTACGGACCAATTCAATTAGATTATAAAGCAGGTGAAGTTATTGAACAAGGTTCTAAAAAAGGAACTAAGACAAAACCAGAATTCTCTGCTGTAGAATCAGAACCACGTGTTGTTAACTGGGATGGTGATATAGAATTTGATGGAGAAAATATTGTATCTAAAGTTGATGATTTATTGACGGATACAACTAAATTAGAATCTTATGCAACAAATAAAAAACCAACTATTAAAAAACTTTTAGAAAGTGAAAAGAAAAAGAAATATGTTAATAAAATTAACGACGATACAATGGAGCAAGTAGAATACATAGAAAATAAACAGGGACATATGGCTCCTGAACATCTTATGGATGAACCTATTCCTGATGATTTCGCATCCGGGGGCCGTGTTCCACGATCCGGGGGTGGTATCATGAAATTGCTTAAATTATTTAAAACTAAACCTGAAACACTTAAAGAGTTTGTGGATCGAAGAAAATTTTTACAAACGTTAATTCTTAATACGAGTGACATGAGAAATAAAAGACTAATACAAGAAATGTTAGAAGAAAACAAAAAAGTAAAAGGTTTTAAATTCCCTGATTTAGCAAAAAGAAGAAAAGAAATTATGGGAGACGAGGGAAAAGCCGCAAAAGATTTTGAAATGAAGTTACAAGAAATTTTAGCTAAACATTCAACTAAGCATGCAACAGGCGGTCTTGCAGGAATGTTGGGCGAATGAGCATACTAAGATACATAGAACGAATAAAACGTGAAAACGAAGGTCCACGAATCACGGCCCGTGATGGAGGATCCATGCCAGAACATTTAACTAAAATGAAACCAAAGATTGATGATGACTTTTGGATCAATCATTACAGACAAGTTCTCGATGCTCGTTTAGGCGCTATGGAAGAAATAAGAAAAAGAGGAGGTCCTCTTAATCCAGACGATGCAGAGTATCTATTTAAACAATATAATGAATTGAAAAAGTATGGAGGAGACACTACTGAATTTGATCAAAGAATAAAAAACCTTTCTCCACCTGCTAAAGAACCAGAATTCGCGGCTGACGGTGGACGGATTGGTCAGTTAGTACGAAACACGGTTGACGGATCACGGCCTGGGTATGCGGATAAAAAATCAAGTTGGAATTTAGGAAAAGGAAACACAGGAATACCCCATTTATATAGAAATAGAGGATCAGGCGGATACGGAAAAGGTTTTTTAGTTAAAGGACAAAGAGGAAAGATAGAAGTTCTGAAATATTTCACTGCAGATGAATTTGAAGAAGCAAAAGCTTTTGCAAAAAAGACAGAAGAAAAATTGGCCAAGATTCCAGTAGAGACACGACATCTTTCTGGTCAAAAATTAACGATAGCTAATCAATATGCTGAAGATTTTTTTGGGAAGGGGAAAGAGTACAAGACGTTAAATTTGACACAGAGAGCTCGAATAAAAGCAAAAATGTTTAGAAGAGAGGGTAAGTTTTCTAAGAAAAGTATGTTTGATCTCCCTTCCGCAACAAATCAAGAAAAAATAAAAAATGCTTTCCCTGATGTAGAGTTTGATTTTAAACCAGGTCAAAAACACGGGGTTCCATTTCTTTTAAAAAATGGAAAAAGAAATCCTGCGTTTACCGCGGTAGTACACTTTATAAGCAGGGGCCATACTCTTCCTAAACAGAATATAAAAAAATTGCCTGTATCTATGCAGAGAGAAATAGTATCTACTTTTGAATTACCTCCAGGACAGGAATGGAATTTTGATATTACTCGAGGTGGGACTAGATATGGAATAGCTAAAGTGGCTACAGGAGAAAATCAACCACTTTATGAAAGAATTAAATACTTTACTAAAGAGCCTAGAAATTTTAAAGTTGCTGCTGATTTTGCTTCTCCTGACGGCTGGTTGTTAAGTCAAATGTATCGGGCGTGGGACGATGGACATGAAAGTTACAAACCTATTTATGATATGGTTAATGGTAAGAAAAGAATAGTAGGTTTTACAGATAATCAATTTGGCAAAGGTAAGACTTATTTTGGCCTTAAAAAATATACAAAGAAGTTTAATGGCACTCCAATGTCAAACCACCCTGACTTTAAGAATACAAAAAAATTTATTGATATAGCAAATAGAGCTAAACTACCTCCCAACAAAGTTATTACTGATTTATTAATTAAAGGGGGAATAGAAGATAATCGAGTAACTTTGAATACTTTATTACACTACATGGTGAATGAAAAAGGTGTGGAACCAACTAAAAGAGCTTTAGTATTACATCATAAAGGGGGAGCTAAAACAACCCCTACCCGCGATTTTCAAATACTAAATAGAGCAGTCAATCAAAATATAATGGGGGTTGAAATGAAGATGAGACAAAATCCAAAACATATTACGCCTAAAAATATTCAATTTTTAAAAGATGCAGGGGCATCTATTACCATTAATGGCAAGACATATGGAGGTGGCCCAAAAAGTGCAATAGGTGGTTTTAGACAGGCTGAAAAGTTAGTACAAAGTACATTAGAAGGTTTTAAGAAAAAAGATTTTAATGAACTTACTAAATATTTACAATCTCTAGGTTGCCCAGGTAAAGGCGCAGCTGAAGGGGGTAGAATTAGTTTTGATATCGGTGGTAGCACTACATGTATAACAAGAGGTTTAGAAAAATTAAAAAATCCAACTAATTTATCTCCAGGAGATCAAGCAAATATTAGAGCATTAAAAGAAATGGGTAAAGGAGCTAAAGGTGCAAGAACGTTTGGCAATATGGCAAGAGTACTTGGTAAAGCAGGAATTGTTGGTGAACTAGCATTTGGTGGACTCTTTGCACTTACAGATTATGCAGGTGGAGCTAATAAGCAAGAAATACTTTCAAACTTTACTTATGGTCTAGCGGGTAAAAGTCAGGAAGAACAATTAAAAGAAAAAGATCCATTATACGGAAGACCTAAAGAAATTATTGGTGGATTTACAAGTTTACAGGATATGTTAAAAAGAGAAGAGGCAAAATCAATTGGAAAAATGAGTCTTAAACCGGGAGCTATTAAACAACAAACAACTGTATTGGAAGAAAAAATGAAACCTTTTATAAAAGAAGGGGAATTTGAGTATGACTTATTTGCACAACAAGAAGCAGCAGATGCTAAAACTCTACTAGACTTCGAAAAAGAAAAAGCGGAAAGAAAATTAAAAAGAAAAGCTCTTAGCGAATTTGATGAAGAAGCTTTTGCGTATAGAGGTTTTATGGGCGGTGGTATGGTAGGAATACGTAAACCAGATGCAATTCCACCTGAAAGACAAGGGTTGCGTTCAATAATGATTAATGGTAAAAAATCCTAGGAGTATAAATGGCAGACATAGATAAATCGCTCCCGAACATTAGACACGAGATTAAAATTCCGCCTGCGGAAGCACCGACCGATGTCGATATTACGGAGCAACAACCACAACAACCTGTAGAAGTTACACCTGACGAAGAAGGTGGTGCTACAGTTAATTTTGATCCGAGTGCCGTGAATCAGGCTCAGTCCAACACGCACTTTGATAATCTAGCCGATATTTTACCAGAAGAAGTTTTAAATCCAGTTGGTCTTCAACTTCGGGCAAATTATACAGATTATAAAATGTCTCGAAAGGATTGGGAACAATCTTATATTCAAGGATTGGATCTTTTAGGATTTAAATACGATAAGAGATCAGAACCTTTTCAAGGAGCAAGTGGAGCCACACACCCCGTTTTAGCAGAAGCTGTTACACAGTTTCAAGCACTTGCTTATAAAGAATTATTACCAGCAGATGGACCCGTTAGAACTCAAGTTCTAGGAGTGTCTAATCCTGCCAAAGAAGCTCAATCACAAAGAGTTAAAGATTTTATGAATTATCAACTCATGGATCAGATGAAGGAATACGAACCTGAGTTTGATCAAATGTTATTTCATCTACCACTTAGCGGTTCTACTTTTAAAAAAGTTTATTATGATGATTTATTAGGACGAGCGGTTTCAAAGTTCGTTCCAGCAGACGACCTCGTAGTTCCGTATACGGCTACCTCATTAGACGATGCGGAATCGGTGGTCCATGTTATAAAAATATCAGAAAATGATTTAAGAAAACAGCAAGTGGCTGGTTTCTATTCTGATATTGAACTCGTTAAACCGGTTGCTGTAGATGCAGACAAAGTAGTAGATAAGAAAAGAGAATTAGAAGGAACCACTACATCCACAAGAACAGAAAGTATGTACACACTATTAGAGTGTCATACAAATATGGATTTAGAAGGTTTCGAAGATGTTGGTCAAGACGGTCAACCAACAGGAATAAAATTGCCTTACGTCGTTACAGTCGAAGAAGGCAGTCAAAAAGTTTTGTCAATTAGACGAAACTATGCGCCCAATGATCCACTAAGAAATAAGATCCAATATTTTGTCCACTTCAAATTTCTGCCAGGACTAGGATTTTATGGCTTTGGACTCATTCATATGATTGGCGGTTTGAGCAGAACGGCAACGTCTGCTCTCCGTCAATTATTAGAC